TTATTATCCTTGGGTATTAACTCGTGATACTGTTAATAACACACAAATCTATTTACCAGCAACAGGTGAGGTTTGTAGAAACTTAGCATTAACTGATAATATTGCATTCCCTTGGTTCGCATCAGCGGGTTACACAAGAGGTTTAGTAAACGCTGTTAAAGCAAGACGTAAATTAACTCAAGAAGATAGAGACGTTCTTTATGTTGGTAGAATTAATCCAATCGCAACATTCTCTGATGTGGGAACTGTAATTTGGGGTAACAAAACTCTACAAATTAGAGAAAGTGCTCTTGATAGAATTAATGTTAGAAGATTGTTATTACAAGCTCGTAAATTAATTTCAGCGGTGGCTGTAAGACTATTGTTTGAACAAAACGACGATAAAGTAAGACAAGATTTCTTAGATGCGGTTAATCCTATCTTAGATGCTATTAGAAGAGACAGAGGGTTATACGATTTCCGTGTAACAGTTTCATCTTCAGCTGAAGATTTAGATAGAAACCAATTAGTTGGTAAGATTTATATCAAACCTACTAAAGCATTGGAATTCATTGATATCGAGTTCTTAATTACTCCAACAGGAGCGTCATTTGACAATATCTAAAAAAAAATAAAAGGGGGTACGTAAAGTATCCCCTTATAGCCTATTTATAAACTATGAGATTAAGAGAAGGATTTACTGAAGAAGGTACACCAGATTTAAAGTACTATGCGTTCGATTGGGACGATAATATTGCAACAATGCCAACCCGTATTATGGTTAAAGATGATAACGGTGATGTAGTTGGGATGACGACTGAAGATTTCGCTCATTATAGAAGTAAAATTGGTAAAGAAGATTTTGACTATAATGGTAAGATGATTGTAGGTTTTGATGAAGACCCATTTAGAAACTTCAGAACTTCAGGGGATAAAGCATTTTTAATTGATGCTATGTTGGCAAAACCAGGTCCTGCTTGGAGTGATTTTGTCGAATGTATTAACAACGGTTCAATTTTTTCGATAATTACTGCAAGAGGACATAATCCAAACACTCTTAAAGAGGCGGTTTATAATTATATTATCTCAGATTTTAAAGGGATTAATAAGAAAGAATTGGTTAAAAATTTGAAAAAATATAGAAATTTCACTGACGAAGAAGAACTTTCCGATTTAGAATTGATTAAAAGTTATTTAGATTTATGTAGATTTTATCCCGTTTCATTTGGGACAGGTGCTGAAGCAAATCCTGAAGAGGAGAAAGTTAAAGCGTTAGATGGATTTGTGAATTATGTTAAGGGACTTTCTCACGAGTTAAACAAAAAAGCGTACCTTAAAAACAACGTGAGGAATTTCTTTTTACCAACAATTGGATTTTCTGATGATGATTTAAAAAATGTGGAAACAATTAAGAAACATTTTGAGAATAAGCCTGATAATATAGTTCAACCATATTTAACGGCTGGAGGTAAAAAAATTAAATATTAAAAAATAACTAGAATTAAATATTTAAATAATTAATAAAAAAGAATTAAATAATTATTATTAATTAATAACTGGAATTAAATAACTAGTAATAATTAATTCTAGTAAAGAATAATAAAATAAAAAAACAAAGTAAATACAAAAATTATTAATTTGGAAGTATTTATTAGTATAAATAAAAAAAATAACTAAAAAAAATATTATGGCTGATTTACTGATGAAAATGCCGATACCGTATGAACCAAAAAGGATGAACCGATTCATTCTTAGGTTTCCATCTAGCTTAGGTATTAACGAATGGTTTGTAGAGTCTACTGCCAGACCAAAAATAAAAATTAACTCTGTTCCAATTCCTTTTTTAAATACATCAACTTATGTTGCCGGTAGATTTGAATGGGACCCTATTTCAGTTAAATTCCGTGACCCTATTGGACCATCAGCAGCTCAAGCTCTTATGGAGTGGGTTCGTTTACATGCTGAGTCTGTTACAGGACGTATGGGTTATGCTGCGGGGTATAAGAAAAATATTGACTTAGAAATGTTAGACCCAACAGGAGTTGTTGTTGAGAAATGGATTTTAGAAGGAACTTTCTTAACTGACGTAAACTTTGGAGAGTTAGGATACTCTCAAGATGGTATTGCAACAATCAGTGCATCTTTAAGAATGGATAGATGTATATTAGTTTACTAGTTTATTGATTTTTACTATTGATAAAAAAAATACTTTAACTATATTTAACCGTAGGGACACTATAAAATCTCTACGGTTAATTTTTTTTATATGGATACATCATCACAATATGGACAACAGAATTTTTCATTACCACACGATGTGGTAAAACTACCTTCAAATGGGGTTTTTTATAAATCAAAAAAGAAATCTATCAAAGTAGGTTATCTTACAGCTGCGGATGAAAATTTGCTAATGGCTGGAGGAGATTACGGAAGAGACGGTTTAATTATGACATTATTACGTAATAAAATTTACGAACCTGAAATTAAACCAGATGAATTACTTCAAGGAGATATTCAAGCAATATTAATATTTTTAAGAAACACCGCTTTTGGACCTGAATATTCATTTAATGTTTCTGACCCTGAAACGGGTAAAGAGTTTGAAACAACTATTTTACTTGACGAATTACATATTAAAGAAGGTAAAGTTACACCTAATGAAGATGGTACTTTTACAACCACATTACCAAAATCAAATTTAAGTGTTAAAATAAAACCTTTATCTTTTGGTGAATTGAACGAATTGGACAATCAGGCGGATTCTTACCCAAAAGGTAGAATTGCACCTAAAGCAACTTGGAAATTATTAAAGATGGTTGTTGATATCGAAGGAAATTCTGATAGAGGTTACATTTCACAAACAATTGATTCTCTACCAATATCTGACGCTAAATACATTAGAAAATTCATTGATGAGAATGAACCTACGTTAGACTTAACCAAAAAAGTAATCACCCCATCAGGAAAAGAGACATATGTGAATATAGTCTTTGGGGTAGAGTTTTTTCGCCCTTTCTTCTAGTTATCGAGAATCCCAATCTTGGGAATATTATGTCTGTAGTAAACACATAGGAGTGTCTTACACAGACTTTCTTCAAATGCCCGTATACTTAAGACGTTATTTAATAGACCAATTAGTTAAAGAAAACACGCCTGAAAAGTAATTAATGTGTATTTATACTATAAAATAGTTTTATAATGTTACAAAAAAAACCGACTGATAGTAGTGCTTCAGAATCTAAAGGAACTCCATCCACCGAACCCTTTGATTTTTTAAAACTTAGTAAGGAAATTTTATCTCTTGGAGATATAATTTCGTCTAATATTGATTTTACTGGAGATGCGTTTAAAAATTTTGTAAACGATTTAAATACTATGGAAACTCAGGCATCAAAACTAGCAAGTGCTTTTGGTGGTATGAGGGGTTTTACTGCGTCTATTAAAGAAAATATGGCGGGTGCGGCGGCTAGTGTTATTGAACTTGGTGGTTCATTACAAGACGTTGCGGACATACAAGAAGGTGTTGTCAAAGCATTACAAACTCAAACAATTTTAAATAAAGAGGCGTATGCTGATTTGTATGCTGTAGGTAATTTAGTAGGTGATGGGTCTAAGGTAACTGCGGAAAGTTCTAAAAAAATGGTTGAACAATTTGTGAATGCCGGATACGGTTTATACGATGTCTCTAACCAAGTTTTAGGAATAATTAATAAATCAAGAGAATTAGGGGTTACTACCGCAGCAGTATATAATCAGATTAGTACAAATATTGGAAAATTAGCGTTATATAATTTTGAAAACGGAGTTCAGGGTATGGCTCAAATGGCTGCAAAGGCAGCAAGTTTAAGAATTGAAATGAGTAGTACATTAAAAATTGCTGAAGAGTTATTTGACCCTGAAAAGGCGATTGATATGGCGGCATCGATGCAAAGACTTGGTGTTAATGTTGCATCATTACTTGACCCGTATAAATTAATGGATATGGCAAGAAATGACCCTGCCAAATTACAAGAAGAAATTTTAAAAGCAACTCAAGCGTTAACATATTTTGATGAAAAAAATCAAAAAATGGCAATACTTCCTGGTGCTCAACAAACACTTAGAGAATTAGGAAAGGCTTTGGGTATTCTTCCTGAAGAGTTAGCTAAGATGGCGTTAAATGCTGGTGATTTAGATAGAAAATTACGAGAGATTAAATTTTCTCCTGATTTTGCGGGTGATGAGCAGGCTAGAACTATGATTGCCAATATGGCTCAACTTAAAGATGGAAAATATGTTGTTACGTTTGATGAGATGAATAAACAAACGGGACAAATTGAAAGTGTAACTAAAGAAGTTTCTCAATTAACTAAAGATAATAAAGATGCTTTAGTTAAGATGAATGAACCAGCTAAAAGTGCGATAGAGTTACAAAAGGAGGCTAACAATTCATTAGTTAATATTAACAACTCAATTAAAGCTTTAAAGGGTGTTGTACCAAGACGACTTGCCGCGTCCTCAGGAATTACTAAAGCTCAAAAAAGAGCGGAAGAAATTGCAAGTCCGGTACTTAGTGGTGTGGGTGCTGCGATGGGTGTTAATAGAAATAAAAAAGGAAGTTTAAGTACTGAAGTTGCGGATAAAAAAATAAATGCTGCTGCTAATAAGTTTGCCGATGAACTTGGAGAAGTGTTTAGTGGTAACAAGAGTTTAAAGGATGCGTTTTTAACTCTTGGTAATGATGCGAAAAAGGCATTAAATAATGCTGATTATAAAAAGGCGTTTATAGATGCGTATAGAAAAGATAGAAATGAACGAATAGATAAAGGAGGAACTGGCGGTGTTGAACTTAATGAGGGTAAAATACTTGATTATTTAGAAAAGGCTGGTTTTGATAAAAATGATTTTAAAAGTGTGACACCTAATAATGTTAGTAATACTGCTGCACCAACAAAATTAAATCGAAGTCAATCCGATAGAGATAACATTATTAATTCAGTGGCTCAAGCCAATAATCAATTATATACAAACAATAATCAAGCTAATACAAATACCGTAAAAGGAACCTCTGACGAAATTAACCTTAACATCAATCTTAAGGTTAATCCTAATGATTTGGAATATAGCGTTAGGGATTTTTTAAATAATGAAGAGTTTAAAAAACAAATTGTTACGGCAATTCAGAATAAAAAAATTCAAGACGAATCGCTATTAGGTAATAATAAATCTAAATATAAATCTATTTATAAATAAAAATATAAATGCCAAGTCAATTAACATTTCCGTCTACATCAGGTTTTAGAAACGCACTTCTTGGAAGAAACTTATCACCATATACGGTTCCTGGTGTTTATACACCGACTTCTGCGGCAAATATTGTTCGTGAAACGGTATTAAGAGACGATGTTGTTCAAGATTCACCTGATACATTAATAACATTAGACCCATTTGCAGATTTATTATATCCGTTAAATCCTTACGGTCCAAACGGAGGTTATAATAAAAGTATTAATGTAGGAGGATTGGCAAACACCAAATCTAATTTAGGACCATATGATTTTACGGATGCTAAGTTACCACAACAAAGTCTCCAATATGAGTTAATAATACCAACACAAAATAAGTATAGTTCAAGTATACCCATACAACTTACAACTATAAATAATATACAATCGGTACCGACATTTGCTCAATATTATGAACCGTTAAACTTTGTACCTTCAACATATACTCCCTATCAAATATTTTTACAAGATAATCCAACGGGTGATAATGGTAGTTTATCTCAAGACTCTCAGTTGGCTCAGATTGGTTCTTTAAAACTTAAAACAGAACTTAAGGCTAGAGTTGAGAGAGAAATATTAAGAAATACTATAGGACGTGTTAATTTACAAAATGCGGTAAGTGACCCGGTATTTGCATTACAACTATTACAAGGTAACGCTCCGTTAATTGAAAGAAATTGGCAAATTACAAGACCTGCTAACTTTGTATTTAGGGCTGCGGATTTTGCCGCAAGATTAGCGGGATTTAATTTTCCGGGTTCAGTAATACCTGGTGATTATTTTACAACCGATGAGCAGAACTTAAGTTTGTTTGGGCAAATTTCTCAAGCTTTTAATGGTGGAAAAGACCCAAGAGGAGGTACTTTGGGAAGTCTATTTGGTAATATCTTGTCTCAGAAATCACCATCTCAGTTATTTTTAGATAATACAGGAGGAGGACAAAAATCCCAATTATATTTTAATTTAAGATTTAATAGGTATTCTCCCGACTATAATAAGGGTGTAATTGGTGAAATATTGGACGGTGCTACAAAAATCATCAATGATATTTTAGATAATCCAACTAAAGGGGGATATTATGTAGGTAGTAAAAAAAGTGATGCGTCAAGAATTGATGGTCCGGCAGGAGAAATACCTGTCAATCCTTTTAATCAAGAAGTTCAGTCAATTGTTTATGGACCTGATAAACTTGCGAAAGATTTTGAGGGTGAAGATTTAAAATTCAAATTTGGATTAGCTGGTAGAGGTTTATATGATGATGGTGGTTTAGATGGGGGTTTAGTTTGGACATCACCAAAATATAACAATCCTGGATATAAAGCAACCATTGGAGGTGACCAAGGTTCTCAAGACCCTGAATATAACTTAATTAAATCAAGATTAGAACAAGATTTATCTCAAGGATATGACTTTAAAGAAAGTTCTATATTAGACCAAACACAGAGGTTATTAGATTCAACACCTAATGGTGGTAAAAGATTATCACACGTTGGTAATGCTATTAATCAATTAAGTAAGGTGTTTAACGATGGGTATAAAGAGATTACTAAGGGTTCTAAGGTTATTTCATATACTAACAGAAATGGTGTCGAAGTTGGTAATGAATATTGTCGAGTGTTTACTAAAGATACTCCATATTATACTTTTGCTGATTTACAAAAAACAGATGGTAATATTAGAAAGTATACTTATTCTGTTTTGGATAGTACTTACAATCTTAATATCGCACCTCTTAAAAATCCAGGGTCGACTAATATTATTGGTGGTAAAGTTAAAAAATATATGTTTTCAATCGAAAACTTGGCTTGGAGAACATCAAACAGAGCTGGTTTAACTGTTAATGATTTACCTGACTGTGAAAAGGGTCCTAATGATGGTAGAATTATGTGGTTTCCTCCTTATGATTTAAGTTTTAACGAGCAAATAACACCTCACTTTTCAGATACTAACTTTTTAGGTAGACCTGAACCTGTTTATACATATCAAAATACTAAAAGAACGGGTCAGTTAAGTTGGAAGATTGTTGTTGACCATCCTTCAATTTTAAATGTTATTGTTGACAAAGAACTTAAAAATGAAAGAACGGTTCAAAGAGTTAATCAAATAGTTGATTCATTTTTTGCGGGGTGTAAAAAATATGATATCTATGAATTGGCTAGAAAATATAATATGTTATCTGTTAATGAATTATATGATTTCCAAACAATAATTAGTAATGGTGAAACAACTAACGAGGATTTGGAAGAACTTAAAAACGATGTTGCAACACAAACACCAACACCAGCACCTTTGGGAGGTACTCCAACCCCATCATTGAAACAATATGAAGGGTATGGTTATTACTTTGATAACGATATTCCTGACCCAAACACTAGAAACACAACAAGTTCAACAGATTGGTTATCAACGTAT